CACGAACTTCACCATCTTGATATTCGTCTCTGCGTCTGATACCGATTTGCTCGATAGCGTACGATTCTAAAGCTTGACTAAAAGCTCCTTGGTAGTATTGTAACATATCCTGAGGACCTTTCAAGTATGCATATGTATTTACCAGACATCCATACAAAAGTAAATCTTGATATTTATTGGACAGATAAGTTCCAACTGTTGCTGGAGCAGGGCTTGATGTCGTATCTGTTATAGTTTCTGGTTCTTTGTCATAAGATATTGTGATTCCATAAGTTTTATCTGGTGTAGGTGCAACAACCCAAAATTCTTCATCCCAGTTAGCATAGTATTTAGGTATATCTACAGCTTGAGTATCTGGTGTAGAATAATACTCTGCCATAAAACTAGTATCTCTTTGCTCTAAATAAAATTGATTTCCCACTGTATCTTTAAATTGAACATATCTAATAGCTCTTAAATCATCAGGAATTGTTACATATCTGTTTCCAACAATTGCATTTGAAGTTGCATAAAATACATTTTGATCTGTATCTATTTGTCTATAAATATTATTTTCTGCGTTTTTAATAATTGTATTTAAAACAGAATCCGTTAAAACTTTTGGTGTAGTAGCACCATTATCAACTTCAGTGTATCCTCTAATATCAGTTCTTAAATTGTCTAAAGTATATGCCATTATCCGTTTACTACCTCAAGTGTTACTGGTCCTGCTGAACAGTTATCTCCTCCACCTTGTATATTACCTGTTGTTGCAGTGCTAGTGCTTGTTATATAAAAATAATTTATTGGATCTGTTAAAGAATCTGTTGTTGTAGCTCCTGTAACATTACCAGAAGAATCTATTTGACCTAATGCAATTGTAAAACCATTTGCATTATTTAAATCACTAACATTATCAAAGGTAGGTATATTTGTGAAAGATTGTAAATTTCTTGCGTCTGCTCCACCACTACCCGCACTAGTTACTTCTGGTGGTCCTCTAAATCTTACAACAGCTCCAGCTTTTCTTTGATGATCTTCTGAAAAAACATTTACATAAGTTGTGCCAGAATGAATTATAGATGTAAATGGATTTGAATTTAATAAAATTAAACTTGCAACTGAAGCTGGTTGCGGTCTTGGATTTTGTAAAGCTTGTGGATCAGAACCAACTGGTTTTGGTTGAAGTTGTGGTTGTTTAGCTTCAAATTCTGAAAAATGAACTAACGAACCATTCCATTCTCTAACCATTTCAGAATAAGGAAAAGCCATTCCAGATCTATCTGAAATTGCAAGTGCATATTTTCCTCTAGCAAAAACTCCCATTATACTCCATCTCCATAAAATGTTTGTGGTGAAATAAAAGTAGATGTTCCTTGGTTGTCTGCATCAAGTGCTCTTAATAATTCACTTTCATATCTTCGTTCTAATTCTTGACTCATATCTGGTGAATATTTTAAACTTAAGTAGTATGCAAGACCTGACATCATACAAGGATAGAATCTATTTACGACATCAGATGTATTATTGTATGCTCCAACATCTTGAATTTTAGATAAATAGTAAAAACAAAATTGAAAACTAGTTGGTGTTGTTGTGCTTGATACACTTGAGCTTGGTGTAGCATATAAAAATACACTTGGATTTAATTTTCTTTCTACGTAATATTGTGAAGGTGTACCTTTTGTTAATTTATTTGGTGTAGCGGAATATGCTGATCTATCTATCTTTGTAAGTGATACATCTACTGGTGCTGTTGTAGTAGAATTGTTTCTATAATAAGCTTCTAATACTGAATCTATATCACTAGGAAAATTTGTTGAATCACTTGCAAAATTATATTCTGCTTGACCTTCTACTAATGGCACTTTTGCTAATTTTACTTTCCATAAATGAACACCTCTATTACCCCATTCTTGAAACATAATGTTTAGTGATCTTCTTGCAGATCTTAATTGATAACCTGTTCTAGTTCCTTTAACTCCTGTTCTCTCGAATGCTTCTTCTATTACTTCATCAATTTGAGGATTGAATTCTGTAGTTTCTGAAGTAGGAGAAACAGTTTGTGCAGTGCCACCCATTCCTGAGTGAACAGTGCAATAATAAAATAATAATGGAGCTCCTGTGGTTCTAACTGGTGCAACATTAATTGTTGTATTTGATCCAGCTTGTCCTGATGTTCCTGTAGTAGTTACACCTGTTGTATAAGGTGCAGCTGGTGAGTTATTTGGATTCGTAGAAAATGCAAAAATGTGTGTATCATTACTACTATCAGAGGTATCAAAGATATATGTATTACCTTCTTGTAAATAAAGTACAGGAGCTAACTCTCCGTTAATATAATATCTATTACCGGTACCATATTGAGTAGTCCCCGTTGCTACGGTTACTGTGTAAGTTATAGTAGCCACAATTTATTCCTACGTAAATGTTATAGTAACACCAGGTGTTGCTGTTAAATCTAAATAAACTCCTTCTTCAAATAAAATTCCTGAACCTGGAACATAAAAATCTATTCCTTCAGTTCCGAATTTAAATGTAGCTATTACAGTTCCTGCTGCTCCACCAGATTTAAAAACAATAGTAGAACTTGCAGCACCTTCAGCCTGAACACCAGTTATTCTGGCTCTTTGTCCTGTAGGTACCATTTGTCCATCTCCTGTAGCGTGGGCTACTAGTTGGTCACTTGTATATCCTGACATATTTTCTCCTTAAATTTTGTGTGGGCCGAAGCCCACACTTAATTAATTATTAACTTAAATTATTATTTTGTGAATACAAGATAGTAATTCTAACTTCACCAGCATTTGTTGCTGCTGAACTTGTGAAAGTTAATCTGATATCAGTTGCTCCAACATCTTCCCAAGCTAAAGCTCCGCCTGCTTGAGTAGTTGGGTATTTTCTACCAGCGTCTGTTCCACTTGCAAAAGTATTTACAATTGTTGCTGCTCCACCTGCAACATCTCCAACACTGTAGTTAGTAGAGGTGTTAGCTGCAGTAATTTGATCAAACACACAATCAATGATTTGTGAATTTGCAGGGATTACAACATTTTGCACTGCCGCTGCAACTGCTCCTGCTGCTAATGAAACTGCAAAAGTTTGAGACATTACAACTTGTCCAACATTTGCAATGTTAGTACCGATAGTTGTACCTGTAGTATTTGAAATCGTTCCCGCTTTAATCGGTCCCGAAAAAGTAGTTGTTGCCATTTTATATTCCTCCTAGAATATGTAAATATAGTCACCTAGGGTGTGTCGACTATACGCGTCTATATTCACTAGTTATTGTTTATGTATAGTGATTAAAATATATATTATTTTTATGTAGAGTGCAAGAGATTGCGTGGTGAATGTACGTATATCAACGATGTAGCTTTTATTCTAAGTAGCTACAGAAACTTGTGGCGCAACACCTTCTACAGTGTTTTGTTTGTGGGCAATTTCAGCTTCTTCTAGCTTGATCTTCGTAATGACTTCTCTAACTTTGTCATCAATTCTGACCATTTCAAGAGTGTATCTGTCATTATCCAGATGCTCTTGTTCCCACTTCAACTCCAAGGACCTTTTTGCTTTGTATAGGTCTTGTATCATTAATAACCTCCTCAAAAGTTATACGATTAAACTCAGAATAATTATTTCCGAGATCTTCCCATTTTATACTGTTTTCTCCTAGTTTGTCAAGTATTGCTAATTCGACGGATTCAGCATTATCTTCAGCTAATATTTCAAATTTAGCGTGATGTTGATAAGCCCAGATATTGATAAGAAGTTTTTTCATTTACACCTTTTTTAATTATAAAAGGGGCGATTTTATGATCGCCCCTTAATATTTATCGATTACGTTGCGTCTGATCCGAATATGCCTCTTGGATCTGAGAATCCAAATACATATCTTTCTCTCGCTTTGTATCTTACGTTTCCAGTATCAAAGTCACCTTCCATTGAAGTTTTGATAGGTGATCTGTTGAAATGCTTAAGACCGTTAGGTACATCCGTTTTGATAAAGAATTTCTTCGCTGCAGTTAAGTAGTGATTTACTACATATCCACCAGAAATCATTCCCATATTTCTGATTGCGTTGATATCATTATCAGCCGTACCTGTTCTACCAGCAGAATTCATAAGTCTGTCAGCAGTAAATTGAAGAGCTGAAGGAATTACTAATTTAACTCCTTGCGCCGCAATTTTTAGGCCTCTTTCATCAGTGAAAGCCGCGATGTCGATCAACGACTGCTCCAATGAAGTTTCATTAAGCTCAGCAGCTGTTGTTAACTCATTTGAAAATGAACCAGCTAATGTTGGGTGATCTGTAGCACAAAGTGCTTTAGTATCTCCTCCAGCAAAGTTGGCGTCAAATGCGTTATTTAATACCGCTGCGCCTTTGATATTCTTAGTAGACGCCATAGATCTTGCTAACGCTTTTGTATATCTAGACGCTAGTCTGTCATACAAGTTATCTTCGATAGCTTCTTCTGTTATAGCGAATGCTAATGCAATCGTTTCATTTGTGTAACGTGCTGTGAAAGTTTCTTGTGCATCGTCAAACTGAACGCCTTGGCCTTCAGGTTTAACTGCTGCATTAGCGAAACCAGCTAACATTACTTCCTCTTCGAAAGCTCTGTCTGATGATTCCGTGTCGAAAATTTCATTCCACTCGTTAGCATATTGTTTGTACTCAAGTCCAAATAGTGCATTTAGACCTGGCTCTAGTTCTTTAACTAGTTGTGCTCTTGATATTGCCATAGTTAATTGCTCCTATTATGAGTTAGATTTACAAGCCGATGGTGACATTTGAACTATTACGTTCGAATTAACCACTGAGTTGTCATTGTTTGCCGGATCGTTTGCTACTCTTACAATTCTAAACATAGCCGTTGTAGCTGTACCAGTATTTGTAAGTTTGACAGTTGATTGTCCGTACTCACTTGTACCAGTAGTCGCTCCATCTTGTGGATTGAATGTGTAAAGTAATTGTGCTTGAGTTACCGCTGCAGTACACTTCGCAGTGTATTCTTGCATAGGATTGTCATTCACAAAACCGATTCCGTCGTTACTTCCAGTATTATAGTCCTTAGCGAACGTAGTACTAGCTGCAACTGAGTTTGCGTATGTAGGTTTGCTAGTAGAGTTATCTATATAGAAAGCTCCATTGAACACGCCTAATAGTTTTTGAATGTTGGATGTACTTGTAGCCCAACCTGCGCCACCTGTAATGCCGTCATCCATAGTACCCG